TACATCTGACATTACCACATCACACAAGATTTTAACATCTAATGGTGCAACTGGTGAACCAATTTGGACAACCACAGTTGATGGCGGAACATATTGATAAATAATTGAAATAATGGAGTAACTATGAATCCCACTGAAGCGACTAATTTGATCCAAGTAATGAACAATAGAATTAATCAACTGACACAACAAAATTTATTACTTGAAGCGAAAGTTTTAGAATTGACTTCTAAATTAGAAAAAGAAGACGATTTTGAAAACGAAAAACCATTAGATAAAGAACGTAATGGCAAAACCAGCAACAAGAGCACAACTTAAAGAATATTGTTTAAGAAAACTTGGTAAGCCTGTCATCGAGATTAATGTTGACGACGACCAAGTAGAAGATCTTATTGACGATACTATCCAACTCTTTAATGAAAGGGTATATGATGGTATCGAAAGAATGTACTTGAAATATAAGTTTACTGAGGATGATCTTACTAATGGTAAGTCTAGAAATCTTACTACGACTAAAACAGATAATAATTTAGGTGCATCTCCAGGCAGTAGAACTTTAAGTTTTGAGGAAGGAAGAGGATATTTAACAGTACCAGATCATGTGATTGGTATAGTAGGTGTTGCACCTATTGCTAATACATATGTTAATAGTATGTTTGGATTCAGATATCAGTTCTTTTTGAATGATTTCTATAATTTTTATGCATATGACATTTTGAATCTAGAAATGACTATGCAGTATATTGAAACACTAGAATTCTTAATAGAAGGTAAGAAACCGTTAAGATATAATAAAGTACAAAATAGATTATATTTGGACTTAGATTGGAACAGAGTTGCAGCGAATGACTATGTTCTTATTGATTGTTATAGAGCATTAGATCCAAATACATATACTAAAATATATAATGAGATGTTTGTCAAGAAATATTTAACTTCATTGATAAAGAGACAATGGGGTCAAAATTTAATGAAATTCACTGGTATTAAGATGCCTGGTGGAGTTGAATTTAATGGTAGACAGATATATGATGATGCACAAGGAGAAATCGAAAAGATTGAAGGTGAAATGCTGTCTAAGTATGAGACCGCTCCACTTGATTTTGTAGGATGATATGGCAAAGAACGTATACTTTTCTGGTGGTACTACTACAGAACAGACATTATATGAAGACTTAATTATAGAGTCTTTAAAAATATATGGTCATGATGTTTACTATCTTCCTAGAGAGATAGTAAAAGAAGATGATCTGTTTGGAGAGGATATTCTTTCTAAGTTTGATGAGAATTATATGATAGAGATGTATGTCTCTAATTATGAAGGGTTTGAAGGTGATGGAACCCTAATGACTAAGTTTGGTGTAAGAATTACTGATGAAGCGACATTTGTTATTGCTAAGAGAAGATGGGAAGATTTAATAGCAGCGTCAAATAATTTAGTATCTTCATTTAGACCAAATGAGGGAGATGTAATATATTTCCCATTAACAGGACAATTATTCCAGATTAAGTTTGTAGAACACGAAAAACCATTCAGAATGTTGAATGATATTCAGACATATAATTTAGTTACTGAAGTAATGGAATACAGTGGTGAAAGACTTGATACTGGTGTTGAAGAGATTGATGATATTACTAGAGATATTGGTTACACTCTAACACTTAAGTTAACTGATGGACTTAAGGATATTCTTGTTACCTCTAATGGTACAGGATATACTGCTGGATCTGCCGTTACATTTAGTGGTGGTGGAGGATCTAATGCTACTGCAGCTGCAACTATAAGTAACAGTGGAGTTGCTGGTATTAAAATAACAGAGCCAGGTATAGGTTATACATCTGCACCAACTGTTGCAATATCTGGTGGTACTGGTGCTATAGCAATAGCACGTATTAGTGCTCGTGGTAATTTCTTAAAAGGTGAAATAGTTAACTCACAACTTAATACAGCTCAAGGTACTGCTGTTAAGAGTGGAAGTGGTATTGCATCTATTACAGTTAATAGAGGTGGTAGTGGATATACATCTGCTCCAGTTATTACCATTGGTAATCAATGGTTGAGTGGAACTAGGTATTCTACAGGAGATCAGGTATTTAATGGTACTAGGATTTATACTGCTGGTGGTAATGGTGTATCTGGTGCTATAGCACCTGTACATACAAGTGGTTCTGCAACTGATGGTGGTGTAACTTGGGCTGTAGCTGGAACTAAAGCAACTGCTACGGCTGTATTAACTAATGGCATAGTTACTGGTGTAACTATGACAGAAACAGGAACTGGATATACATCTGCACATAGAGTATCTTTTGCTGCATCTCCTACCGAAACTGGTATTGGTGAAGTTACTAGATATGATGTTACTAATAAGGAATTAGAACTTGTTAATGTTACTGGTTCATTTACTGATAATGACACTGTAGTTGGTCAAACAAGTGGAGCTGAATGGACTATAAATACGTTTAGTACAATAGAAAACGAAAACGATCCAATTGCTGACAATACCTTCTTTGAAACGGAAGGGGATTCACTTATTGATTGGACTGAGGGTAACCCCTTTGGTGAGTATGGAAACGATTCTGACGGAGTATTCTGATGTTAGGTACACATTTTTATCACGAAATTATACGTAAAACCATTATTGGATTTGGTACACTATTCAATAATATAGAATTGCGACGTACAGATAAAGCTGGAAATGTTGTACAAACAGTTAAAGTACCTTTAGCATATGGCCCTAGAGAGAAATTTCTTGCGAGATTAGAAACAGAACCAAGACTAGAAGGTAGAGCAGAAGTAGGAATCCAATTACCAAGAATTTCATTTGAAATGAAAGGTGTTCAATATGATTCTACTCGTAAGATGAGTCCTATTAATATTTGTACTAAAGAAAAGAGTGGAGATGTTAAAGGTGTATATAAACAATATGCTCCAGTACCATATAATGTAGATTTTGAATTGAATATTATTAGTAAGAATAATGATGAATCTGTACAGATATTAGAACAGATACTTCCATATTTTCAACCAGCATTTAATATTTCATTAAAATTAGTAACTCAGACAGGTGAAACTAAGGATGTTCCTATAGTATTGCAAAATGTTGGTATAGATGATCAATATGAAGGAGATATGTCAACAAGAAGAGCATTAATACATACTCTTAATTTTGTAGCAAAAACTTATCTATACGGCCCAGTTAGTACATCTAAAGTTATTAAGGAAGTTAATGTTGATATTGGTACAGCAATTAACCAAGCATCACGTTATGTAAGATACAGTGCAACACCAGCTGCTCAACAAGATTATACACAAGATGGATCTGCTATAGGATTTGCTGCTGTTAATGTTAACGCAAATACTATTACATTAAATAATCATGGATTTGTTACTGGTGACTTTGTTACATATAGAGCAGACGTTAATGGTACAGCATTTGGTGGGTTGACTAATCTAGAAGAGTATTATATCATTAAAATCAATGATAATAGTTTCAGACTTGCAACTACTAAATATCACGCATCTATAGGTCGTGCTGTTGATATAACATCACAAGGTACTGGTGGTGATCATAAGTTCTCTATTATTAATACATTAGATGATGCATTAGTAGAACCAGATGACAACTTTGGATTTAATGAAACTTGGACTGATTTATGACCTTTGATAAACTAGATAAAACTTTTGATATAGATTCTGCTATTGAAAAGGTTGAAGATACATCCACGGAAATAAAGAAACTTTCTGACAACAAGGATCTACAGAATGATTATGAGTATTCTCGTGGTCAGTTATATAACCTTGTGGAAAAGGGTCAGGAAGCAATTAATGGTATTCTTGATGTTGCACAGAATTCCGATCATCCTAGAGCGTATGAGGTTGCAGGCAACTTGATTAAAAACGTTGCTGATATAACTGATAAATTGGTTGATCTCCAAGGTAAGATGAAAGATATAAATCAAGAGAAAAAACAAACCACAAACAATGTCACGAATGCTATGTTTGTAGGTAGTACTTCTGAACTACAGAAGATGCTTAAAGAAATGGGAAAAGATAAATAGTTAATACCTAAATCAACAACTTGCTGGCACTCTACAAATTTGCAGGGAGGTTTAGGAGAAGCATTCTAAAACTTAAATGGACAAGATCCAATCGGAACTTAAAGAAGTTCAAAAGAAACTTGACGATATTAGTAAGAAGCAAGAGATGATGAGTAAATTATATCAATTAGAAAGAGATAAAAAAGCTAAGATGGGAGAACGCCCAACTACACATTTGCATGATGAAATGATGTAATCTAAATAGTTTTATACTATGGTAATTAATTGTGGCTACTACTGATAGCATATATCTTGGCAATCCCAATCTAAAGAAAGCCAACACACCAATGGAATTTACTCCTGTTCAGATACAGGAGTTTGTCAAGTGTAAGGGTGATCCTGTTTATTTTTGTAAAAATTATATAAAGATTGTTTCTCTTGATGAAGGTCTAGTACCTTTTAGCATGTATGATTTTCAAGAGGATATGGTTAATAGATTTCATGAGAATAGATTTAATATAGCAAAACTTCCTCGTCAAACAGGTAAGTCAACAACCGTAGTATCATACCTTTTACATTATATTATTTTTAATGATAATGTGAATATTGGTATTCTAGCAAACAAAGCATCCACTTCTAGAGAGTTATTATCTAGATTACAATTGGCATATGAGAATTTGCCCAGATGGATGCAACATGGAATTTTAGCATGGAATAAAGGTAATGTCGAACTCGAAAATGGATCAAAGATACTGGCTGCTTCTACGTCTTCAAGTGCTGTCCGAGGCATGTCATTCAATATCATCTTCCTCGATGAATTTGCTTTCGTTCCGAACCATATTGCAGAACAATTCTTTAGTTCTGTTTATCCTACTATTACGTCTGGTAAATCAACGAAAGTAATAATCATATCCACTCCTAATGGAATGAATATGTTTTATAAGTTATGGCATGATGCTGAACGTGGTAAGAATGAATATACAACCACAGAAGTACATTGGTCACAAGTGCCTGGCAGAGATGCCAATTGGAAAGCACAAACTATTGCAAACACATCAGAAAGACAGTTTGTACAGGAATTTGAATGTGAGTTCTTAGGATCTGTTGATACTTTAATATCAGCATCTAAATTAAGAACAATGGTATATGAGGATCCTTTACACGCTAGTAAAGGATTACATACTTATGAAGAACCTATGGAGGGTCATCAATATGTCATAACAGTTGATGTCTCTAGAGGAGTTAATAATGACTATTCAGCATTTGTAATTTTTGATATTACAGAGATTCCATATAAAGTTGTTGGTAAGTATAAGAATAATAATATTAAACCTATAATATTTCCAAACATAATAAATGATGTAGCGAAAGCTTATAATGAAGCATACGTACTAATAGAGGTAAATGATATTGGTGGACAAGTTGCTGATATAATGCAATTTGATTTAGAGTATGAGAATATTTTAATGTGTGCTATGAGAGGTAGAGCAGGTCAAATAGTTGGTCAAGGATTTTCTCATAAATCTCAATTAGGAATTAAAATGACATCCACAGTTAAAAAGACTGGGTGTTCAAACTTAAAAGCATTAATTGAAGATGATAAGTTATTAATACAAGATTATGATATAATTGCAGAGTTAACTACATTTATTCAAAGGAAACAATCATTTGAGGCACAGGAAGGTTGTAATGATGACCTTGCAATGTGTCTTGTAATATATGCATGGTTGGTAGTTCAACCATATTTTAAAGAATTAACTTCGGATGATATTAGAAAGAGACTATTTGAAGATCAAAGAGAAGCTATAGAAGAAGATATGGCTCCATTTGGTTTTGTATTAGATGGTTTAGATGATGAAGTTGAGGTTGATGATAAAGGAGATGCATGGGCAAAGGTTGATGAATATGGAGACATGGCTTTCATGTGGGATTATAAATGATGACACCAAAGGAAGATATTGAATTTATAGCTAATCTCATTGATAAAGGATTTCATTATGATAGATCTAATGATGAATATGTTCGTAAATGGATTACAGAAGGTGGAGAAGAGTCTATATTAGAGATATATAAAAAGATATGGCATTCTAACAAATGGAGACAATCTATGGTTGGTTATGGCGATAATATCTTCTATGAGGAAATGTTGGAATGAATTTAGAAGAACAATATGAATTAGAACATCTACTATTACAGGAAAGGAAATGTAGAACTTGTGGTGAAACAAAAGATCTTATGGATGGGTTTTATTTGACTCGTAAGAATAGAAAGGGATTTCCATCAGCTTATGCATATGAGTGTAAATTATGTACTATAAGAAGAATAATGGAAAATAGAAAAAGAAATACTACGTTCTCAGACTGGTTATATCCTGATTGGTAGGGTGTTCATGTACAGTTTCCCCGTTTGTAAGCCGAGAAATAATAAATAGTTTGGAGAAAAAGATCTCATAGAGGAAATAAAAACATGGCTTTAGCATCACCTGGCGTAGAGGTAAAAGAGATTGATTTTACGGCTACCGTTCAAGTTGCAGATCAAAATATCGGTGTAGTTGCTATAGCGGCTCAAAAAGGGCCTACCGATGTAGTAACATACCTTGCGAGCGAAAGAGAATTAGTTGATACATTTGGTAATCCAGATGACAACAATTTCGAAGCATGGTTTGCTGCAGCAACAATCATACAGTATGGAGGAATCGCAGCAGTTATAAGACCTTCAGGGTCTACTGACTTAGGTTTACGTAATTCAAATATTAAGAGAGATAATAGTAGTGATGCTAGTCTCGCAATTAAAAATAAAGACGATTTTGACACTAGAACAACAAATACCTTTGAATGGGCAGCGAGAACATCGGGTGCTTTCAATAACGGTGTAACAGTTTCTGTTGTTGACCACGGTGCTGACCAAGAAATTAGTTTCCCTAATGATGTAGGATCTGTTCTTGCAATTGACAACTATGCAAATGCTGGTGCAACTGGTAGTAGAACTGCTGGTACTTATTCAATCGTTGCTACTGGTGGTGGTGGATCGGGTGCTACATTCTCGGTTGTAATCGCTGCAAACGGTGCTGCAACTATTACCATGACCGATAATGGTTCTGGATATGCAGATAACGATACTTTAACCTTACCTAGAGCAGGTAACTACGGTGGTGGTACTGATAT